ATATGTTTGTGGGACGAGGGCTTGTTCAACGTGTTGCTTCGCTAACTGTTGAAAAAACTCGTGTCCTAATGGTGGTTTTTTGCTCATAGCCAAATGGCTATCGCTTTGCCTTGATGTCTGATCTTTCAGAACATATTTCAGGCAATATTCAAACCCCTTCCAGTCTGGCTCTTGAAAATATGCAAAACCATGTTTCCAATATTTCCAATCTACCCTTTTGTTTGACGTCACTTCTGGCCAATTATCCTGAAAGAATAATATTATATGCCAATGTGATCGTCCTTTTGCACTTCCGTATTCTCCAGTGACTATGTAACGACATTTATAATTTTTACGCAGTCTTTTGAGAAAATCCTGTACGTCTTTATAAATCAACGTTACTGCATTAACGCCTTGGTCTCCGTCATACGTTAATGTTACTGCGTAAGTTTTCTTTGCAAACTTACTTTCGGCAATGCATCTTCCAACGTAATCGTTTACTCTACGTTTGCGGCATTGCCAGCATTCGCGACACCCAACCTCAGTTCCATCATCTAATTTTATTGGTGCTATACACATAATTTACTGCTGTTTCCTCAGTTTGGTGTCACTAAATGCATATCTTAACAAGGGTAGGGAGATAACGCCGGCAAACGGAACTCCAATATATGGAGTTTCCGTTCCGTTTGCCTGATGTAAGTTATTCAACTTACTTTTCAAAATGGTTCTTTTATTTTGGTTTGCCATTCGTCAATTTCCCAATGGGCGGGATCATAGAAATCCCATTCGCCGCCCCAGTCCAATTTTATATTGCGTTTACGCGCAATTTCTTTGCCGATTGCACCAATGCAATCCCATTCTTTTTTGCTTAAATTCCATGCTCTTGTTGCATGAATTATATCCACCGCCATTCCATATTGGTGTGCGCCAAATCCGGCAGATGCTTTGCTTCTGCCTTTGTCGTATAACTCTTGTTGTCGTTCTGCAGTGCGTACAAATTCAAACGCTCGGATTGGTATATTCCGTCGCTTCATTGCTTTGGAAAATGCTTTCCAAAACTCGACTATATCAGAGTGAACTCCTCTATAGTCGTTTTCTGTTTGCTGAATTTTAACCCAGAGTGATTTTGATGCGTTTGGCTCTGCTAACGATCTAGCCGCTTCTACGTGTGTTCTGTGCACAAGTTCATCCCTGTGCCAGAACTGGATACGGTCAATAAACCGTATCCAGCGTAGAAACTTACTCGGGGGTTTCTCCTGCATCTTCTGCTTCTGCCTCTACTGGCGCTTCAACTACTGTTTCCGCTTCTGCTTTGATTTTTGCAACTTCAGCTCTTAATACGGCTCTTTCGGCCTCTAGCTGTGCGTTACGTTGAGTTTCATTGTGTTTCATAAATGCCATCATACGATCAAACTCGGTTGAGTTATTTACGCGTGGCTCTATCGATGTGAAACTTGGATTATCAGTGTTTTTTACTGCTTGATCCAAGTCTGGTATATTTACAAATACATCAGCTGATTTCTCAGCTTTTATTTGCACATATGTTGTTGCAGGTGCTGTATATTGAATTTCGGTTTTTCCGTTTGATGTTCCCACCAATACGGCATCAGACATTTTGTTATTGTCTGATACCCAAATTTCAATGTTTGAATTAGCTGTAATTTCAAACTTTACGTGTCTTGGTTTGCTTGATGCAAACTCAATCACTTGACCTGCTTTTGTAGCTGTCCATTTATTAACGTTGCCGTGTTTAATTCTATTCATTTTCTATTTTCCTTTTTTAAAATGAGCAGGGGAGGGGAGGACTCCCCTGCTTTTTATCACTTCACGATACGTGAGGAATCAACTTGTGAAGTAATAATGTCGTAATCGCTTGTTGCGTCAGTTTCTTGTAGTCCTGCACCGAATACAGTGTTTCCAACAATTTGCATGTCCGTTAGACATGTAATTTCAAAACTGTCGCTTACTTGGTCAGCAAATACTTTCTTGTGTAAACCTGAACATAAATAAAAGTCTTCATTTAATGTTGGATTTGTAGCTTCTGCTGTCCATATTTTAGCGCGATCTTCGTCAAATGCGTCATTTGCAGGGCGGTAATATTTACCACCTACGTTAACGGCATCTCTTTGCCACTCATGATTTAGTGGTGCATAACCAAATGTTCCATCTGGTGTTGCATGATTGACATCGGCGTGATTATTTTTGATCACGGCGACAGCCTCAGGGTCAAGCACATCTCTAAGATAATTAGGTAACGTGTCTGGATCTGTTGTGTATAAAAAATAATCTTTCTTACGTTCCCATAATTGTTCTGGCACAATTTCTGCTGTTATCATTATAACACCACCAGTATTCATTGCAGGTGTTCTGAATGACATGTCTATTGTTGCCATACCGTTAGTGGCTGACTTATCCAAGTTTGCGCCATCTGTTGCATAACGTTGGTTAAATCCTATCATTGCACGTTGACGACCCAATAATATTGGTTGTTTTAATGCTTCTTCTGGAACTCTAATTCCAGACATAAGCAAATCAATCACATGTTCGTCGTCTATTCCATCGTACTTTGCTCTTAGCTTAGCAAATGCCGCTGTTTTACGTGCTTGTTCAATGTCAGCAAGTGACATTGTTGCGTTTCCACCTGTTTGTAATTCTGCCCAAATTTCATCAAAATATGATGCATTAATTACTGTACCATCTGGTGTAGTTACACCTGTTACAGATGTTACATCGCCTATATCCATAGCTGGTGATCTTTTTGTTGTTGATCCATAACCATCTGATTGTTGTGCATATATTGGTGCTTTAAATGTTAATCCGGCAAGTGTTACTTGTCCGTCTATTAAATTTTGATCATAATCAGGTACAATATTTTGCATTCCATTATTAATCCAAAATGCATCTGCTAATGTATGATCAAATGCGTTTCTTAATGGTAACGATTTAGATCTTGCTTTGCGTCTATGGTTAATAATTGCATTATATGCTTCAACTGGAGTTGTATTGTAATCGCCTTCAAAATGAATACCTAAAGTTTCGTAAAAATCTTTAGAATAAGATCCATAATGACTTACTGTATCTATCTCAGATCTATAAGCCGAATCTACTGTTATTACAGTTCCATTAGCATGTAAAACTTTATTTTTTTCAAAAAATGGTATTACGCTTCCTGCCGCACCATTTTCTTTTTTATATGATCGGTTTAATTCGTCCATTGATGCGTTAAAACGATCAAATGCAAGCATTGGTACGAAATGTGCGTAAAGTGTAACGCCTACACCGTTCATTAACATTTGTGATGTTTCCATCATTTCAATGTTTGCTCTAATTTTACCGCTTCGTACGCCGTCTTCGCGGTGTAACCATTCATACTTCAGTGGCAGGATTTTTCCTGCATCACCCGATGTTAACACACGGCCTTTTGCACTACGTACAGATTTCTGTACTGCAATAGGTGAGTTTGGTATCATTTCAGTCATTCTCATTTGCGTTTTCTCCTTGCAATGATTTTGGTTATAATTTTTCGTATTTTTTTACACTTGGCGCACATTATGGAAATAATTCTTCCATAATTTTTTGTTGCTGATTTATTGGTACACCTGTTATTTTAGTGTTATAATCAGGTTCACTTTGTAATTTTGGTTTCTTACGTTCGTGTTCAATTAATGTTTCAAATTTTTGCAATGCACTGTCTAACTGTTGTCCAGTAAATTCAGATGCTAATGCTTTTGTAATTTGTGCTTGTGTTGGTATTTTACCAGTTTTTTCAAATTCACCCATTATATTGTTAAGCGATTTAACTAGGGCAGGGTGTAAACCCTTTATTAATTTGGTAAAACCTGATGCAGGTACTCCATTCTGATATGAATATTGTAATCCTTGTACTATCATAGAACCCATTGCTTCGCTTAATTGGGTTTCCATTAATTCTGGGTTAATACCCATATATAGTACTTTTTGCTTACCTTCCATACCACCTGTAGTGATTGGAACTAACATTGGTACTGCATGTTTTTCTATAAAATCACTAACAGTATTTTGTCCTGACATTGATTTTGCACTAGCTAACAAATTTTGTGTACTTGCGTTTATATTTGACAGCTGTGCTTGTTTCATTTTTTTATTGTAATTTGCTTCAAGTATACCTGGTATTCCTTGTGCAAATGTTTGAAAAAATGCCCCACTGGCTAATCCGCCAGATGGTCCTTTTGTACTACCTTGTCCGCCTGTTGCTCGTAGTACTGTTAATGGATTAAATCCATTTTGCTCTGCTTCGCGTCTTAATTTAGCTAAATCTAAATCATTTGCTCCTTGCATAGCTTTTGCTGTTTTGCGTGCTCCGATAGCGCTTAACGCGGCTGATCCGATTGCGCCCCAAAATGCGCTCATATTATATTACTCCCGTGTTCATTAAGACATCGGAAAATAATGCTAATCCCATTATTAATCCCGCTACCGTTGCTATTATGATGTCTTTTAATTTCATTTGATCCATCTCCTTGTTATGAGATCGATCGCTACTCCGGCTAAAGCCGTAAATCCCAAAACGATACTTTCTGTGTCGCCAACAGCAACACCGGCGCCGGCAAGCGACGATCCGAGTATCGTACCAAATCTAGTGATTACTGGTTTTAGGATTTGTTGTATTAGTAGTAATTGCAATTTTTACTCCTTCTTTTTTAGAAGGGGCAAGTGTCCAAATGGCCGATAATATATAATATGATCAGTTTGAGACTCTTGTGTCACCCCATACGTATTGATA